AATTGGTTTTAGCGGTTGGATTCTTTACTTTGTTTGGTGGATTGTTAAGGGGATGAGATAGTGGAGTTTCAAGTCGGCAATAAATTATGGAGTGCGAGGTCAAGTCATGGCCGTAATCCTATTTTTAAAGACGATGAGCAACTATGGAATGCTTGCGTAGAGTATTTTAATTGGTGCGAAGAAAATCCATTATTAGAAGAAAAGATATTTCATACGAATGGAATTATCACTAAAGACAAAGTTGCAAAAATGCGAGCAATGACAATAAGTGGATTGTGTTTATTTATAGATATTTGCGAAAACACATGGCTAAATTATAAAAAGAATCCCGATTTTTTGCGGGTCATCTTGCAAGTTGAAAAAACAATCTACAATCAGAAATTTACAGGCGCGGCGGCTGACCTTTTAAATGCCAATATTATCGCTCGTGATTTAGGTTTGATTGATAAGATTGCACAAGAAACAACTGGCGTTATTCAAGTAAACACAACGGCAATGTCTGCCGAAGAAGCCTATAATCTACTAATCAATGGCGGCACTATTAAAACGGACTAGCAATGACTGACGTTTTATTTGACTTCAAAAATCCTGACTATCAAGCTGTCTATAAAAAACGTGCCGAGCGTTTGCATACCATTCGCACGACTGAAGGTGCATTAGCTGGCCTTCTTGAGTTCTACAAAACACATCCTGCTGAGTTTATCAATGATTGGGGCATGACCTTTGACCCGCGTAATGCCGAGCGTGGTTTGCCTACTAACTTTCCATTTGTCCTATTCCCCAAACAGATTGAGCTTGTTAATTGGGTTAATGCACGTTGGAAAAGTAGAGACGATGGCGTTATTGAGAAGTCACGCGACATTGGCATGACGTGGCTTGCTGCTGCCATTGCCCATTGGATAACCTTCTTTCATCCAGGCACTGTTGTCGGCTTTGGTTCGCGTAAAGAAGATTTAGTCGATAAGAACGGCGACCCTGATTCTATATTCTGGAAGATACAAGCCTACATTGCAGGATTGCCGATTGAGTTCAGGCCAAAGAACCAAACGAGGACGCATCTTTGTATTGTCAATAATGATAATGGTTCTGTTATCAAAGGCGAAGCAGGCGATAACATTGGGCGTGGTGGTAGAACGTCGATTTACTTCAAGGACGAGTCGGCACATTACGAACGGCAAGAGATTGTAGATGCTGCACTAAGCGCAACGTCAAACTGTAAGATTGATATGTCTAGCGTAAACGGTAACGGGAATCTGTTTTACCGTAAGCGTATGGGCGGTGAGATACCTGTATTTTCGTTTCATTGGTCGGATGACCCGCGCAAGGATAAAGAATGGTACGAGAAGAAAAAGCGCACTGTTGACCCTGTATTATTTGCTCAAGAATATGATCTAGATTACAACGCATCGACAAATGATTCTTGGATACCTGGTGATTTTGTTGAAGAAGCTATGAAGTTAGGGCCAGCAGATGTTGTGCCGATTGGCGGTTGGGTTATAGGTATTGACGCAGCACACATGGGCGATGATGAGTCGGTGATACACTTGCGGCGTGGACGTTTGAACTTGAAACAGATTACACGACGAAAATTAGACGGCATACAGTTAGCAGGTTTAGTCACTGAGTTATGCGGTCAATTAGAGTTGCAAGGCGTGAACGGGCGTATTGATGCAATCATCATTGAATTAGATGGCCCCGGTGCAAGTTGCTACGACCAGTTGCGCGATGGACGTTATAAAAAGATTATTTATGGTGTACACACAGGCCAAACACTAGCAGACGGACGTAATTACAAATTACGGGCTAGAATGTGGCGTGATGCTATGGATTATCTAAAGAATGGCGGCGTCAGTGTTTACCAAGATAGGGACTTTAAATCGCAACTATGCTCTGTTAAATACAAGTACAAAGACAGTCTGTTATTGATGCAAAGCAAAAAAGAGTATAAAAAAGAGTTTGGGCGTAGTCCTGACCGAGCCGATGCTTTTGTGCTAACATTTGCGGTAAGAGATATACGACCCGTTCAAGACCAATTTGAACAGGTTGCACGTCACAACATTAGACGACAATCCGACTATCAGGGCTATTAACATGAGCGAGTTATTGCAATTTTTCAAAGATATGCGTGATAACGGTTATGGTTTGGCTGAGATAGCCGCGCAACTAGGCACGTCTGCAATCGCTGAACCTGTAGCTGGCTTTGCTGCAATGTATGACCCTGTTCATGGTGCTGACGCTATACGCGAAGGCATGACATATCAGCCAAGAACACAAGAAGCTCAACAATACTCTCAATCAATCGGCAATGCCGCTAAAACTGCCATTAAACCTGCTATGCCTATCATCGACACATGGAAAAAAGGCGTTGATATTGCAGGGCAATACAGTCCTGTTGTCGGTGCTGGTTTGCGTACTGTGCCGACTGCTATCGGTATTGCTATGGGTGCAAAACCTGCGTTACAGGCAGGGCGACAAGTTAGCGAGGGATTGGGGGCTATGCAAGGGCGTATGATTGCTAATGCTAATGCGCCAAGAACACTAAACGCTGCGGGCTTTAGGGGGCAACGTGGCGCGATTGGCACACTATCAACTGACGATGATTTAAGAGCATTGGCGCGATTTAATCAAATGGATGATGTATATAAGTTTGATAATTCGCACGAGTATTACGACCCAATTGATAAGTTAGTTGCGCGTAATTTAAGTGATGACTCGTTTGATTTTATGGAATTGCCGACAAGTTACGGGAAGATGAGTATTACACCTTCAGCAAAAGAGCAGGGCAAATGGCAAGTCACGCAATGGGCGAAAGACGGCAACCCGTTAAGCGATAGCGGCAACCTAACAAAAGAAAAGGCGTTGAGAGTATTTTTTGAGGACTCACGGCCTGAGTTATTAAGCCCGCCTAAAAGACCACTAACCGAATTTGAGCAAGCTCACCAACTCGCACAACAACGGGCGGCATTACCTGTTGAAAAAGGTGGATTAGGCTTGCCTGCTGATAATACGGCGATGGATAGGGCTAGGGCGATGGGTTGGGTAGATGACGCTTATCATGGAACAGATGCAGATATAAGCGAGTTTAGGGGTGATACTTTTGCAACATATACAACAGACGACCCTAGTTATGCAAGTACGTTTAAAGATTCAGTAAATAACGTATTACCACTAAAAATAAAATACAGTGGTGTGAAACAATTAGATAAAGAATTAAATCATTTTAATGTAAATAAATACTTAAACTCAAAAGAGCATTGGCTTAGTGATGATGTTAATGCAGTAAAAGGAATAGACGCTGGCTCTACATCAAACGCCACGGCATTGATTATGCCAAATCAACTACGCTCACGCTTTGCCGCCTTCGACCCGTTTAACCGTGACTCATCAAACCTACTCGCACAATCCGCAAAACTCGCACCTACTACCGCTTTAGGCGCGTATATGTATAATGAGAAGCGCAAAAAATCACAAGGTAAACAGTAATGTCAGACTACAAAACTACAGGCAAATTAGACGCGGCTGGCATTGCTAAGTTGATGAATAGCGATAACATCGTTTTAGATTTAGACGATGCCAAGATTGCCAGTATTGAGACAACGTGCCAAGCACTCTACGAACAAGACGCGCAAACGTGCGAAGATTGGCGCAATGAGGCCAAGAAGCTGCTAGAGATAGCAGGTATGCACGATAAGTCACGGTCACATATTGACCCGTGGCAAGCTAATACACAGCTACCTGACTTGATTCATGCGGCTATGCAATTTAACGCCAAGACATACCCTATCTACGTTAAAGATGGCAAGGTTTGTTCTAGCAAGATTGAAGGCCAAGTTACCGAAGAAAAACGCGCAAGGGCTGAACGTATTGTTGACCACATGAATTGGCAATTGATGTTTGAAATGCCAGAGTGGGCGAGTAATTTAGATAAGTTACTGCTAGTCCTGCCTATCATTGGCACAGTGTTTAAGTTGACGCAGTATGACCAACAGTTAGGGCGGCCAACTGATACGATTCTAATGCCTGAAATGGTGACAGTGGATAACTCACCGAACAATAGCGACTGGTCGCGCCGTATCAGTATTGACATGGTTATTGGTGAAAATGCGCGTATTTCTAACGTGGTTAGCGGCGTATGGCGTGATTGTGAACTGACTCAAGATGAAGGCACAGACGAAAGCAAGAAGTACACTGTTGTGCAAATGCATGGTTGGTATGACTTAGATGAT